AGTTTACCAGTTCCCGGATGCTTACCACCACGCCGGGAAATCGCTTCTTGCCGTCCTCCGGCTTGTAAGCGACATTCAAGTCTTTAAAACTTCTCATTTCTTTGCCTGTTAATTTTTTAAACAACTTATTACAGTCGGCGTGTTTCGTCATGCCGTAGAAACTGGCAATCAGTTCTCGCCGTCTTTTTCTCGATTTTACCTCGTGCATCTTCCGGGCAAACTTCTGCTTGATACGTTTCCGCAATCTCACATAGTCAGGACGAATAACATAGCCAAGGAAATCAATGCCTTCTTCTACAGGGAATACCCGTTCATTCGGCTTAATTTCCAAGTCTATTTTCTCCATTTGCCCGTGAATAACATCACGAATCTTCCACAATTCCGCTTTCGTTTTACCGAGTACCAGTCCGTCATCGCAATAGCGGTAGTAATAACGAACCCCGTACCTATCCTTCAGATAGTGGTCTAAAAATACAGACAGAAGCAGGTTGCCTGCTCCTTGTGAACTGCGCAGTCCAAAGCTGATACCTTCCGGCAGCAGTGTCACGAACCGCTCCAGCAGCACCAACAGCCTTTCATCCTTGAATACCCTGCGGAAACACCACATCACAAAATCCTGCCGCACATTGTCGTAGAACCTGCGGATGTCAAACTTGTAGGCATACAGCGTGCACTCCGGGTCTTTTTGCAAATCGGTACGTATGCAGTGCATCAGATCATGAGTGCCACGTCGTTTAATGCTGGCCCCGGTAGTCCGGATATAGCGTTTCTGTAGGTGACGGTCCACCACGTTCATTACGGCATATACTGCGATGCGGTCATACATGGATAAAATCTGCAGGATGCGACTTTTGCCATACTCTTTGATTTCCGTCTCATGGTATCCACCAAGTTGAAACGAACCATTTTCAATGGCAGCAGTAAGTTCGGATATAACCTTCTCCCTACGGGCAAGCAGTTTTTCCCCTTGAGTGGACTCTTTACGATCGGTTCCACGCAGTACGGCATCGAATGCCTCCGACATATTGGAGTATTCGATGATTTCCTCTATGATGTATCCTTCCCTGCGCATACGGTTCTGCTGTTGGTTTGTAAATACGGAAGATAAGGGCCTTCCTTTCCCCGGGCCTGACTTCTTCGAACTGATAACAGCCTACCAAACTCCACCCGACGCGTGATTTTTCAGCTTTCCACCCTAATGGGTGCTGTTGCTGTGGCTTGCTTCCCTCGGCACTGCATTGGGGACACGTCCCCGGTGCTGTACGCCGATTAATTAGATTTCCAGACGCGAGCCGACATTCGCATTCGTGTTCGAAGCATCGTTATTCGCATTCGCATTCGACACACCGCCATTCGCGTTCGCATTGTTGTACCCGCGATAGACCACACGGACTATCGGGAAGCTCCGCCGGGTACAAAGTTACTGATTTAACAGGCAAAATGAACTAAAGCATTACACTATCCACCAAAATAGGGCCGACAATATGCCGCCGATGACGGTAAGAGACCAGTCTATCCAGTCCCAAAGTCCTCCTTTCAGTTTGTCTTTGAGTTCCAGACAGGAGGCAGCGATAATGGATGCATACAGAGCCGTCCACGGATTGAGGGCGGCAAATCCTACAAGAAGGCCGCCAATAAGGTGCTTATAGCGGTTGCTTTGTTTGAGAAATTCGATAATTTTGTTCATAATGAGTTGTTTTTGAAAATTGTTTTGTATATTTGCAGTGAGGAATAGCATTAGAAGTCCAGTGCCGGATTGTAGTTCCGGAAGATTGCTTCTTTTGCTATTCTTTTTTTATCTTGTTGTAAAGTTCCGGACTATCCGATATACTATGCAGCACATATTCTCCCCAATCATATTCACGGACAATCAGCAAATTTTTTTCTCCACTCACTTCCACTTCAAAAATGTGTGACTGTACGACACGTTTGATACCTTTATGGTTATCTGTTGTGCCAAGGTATGCTGCATTTGAAAACACATTGTTTATGTCCAGCAGCATTTGATTTTTGGCTTTGAAATGTTTGTGCGGTTGATTAGTCCATTCTCTAATAGAGGTACCTGTAATATTCACATCATGATGAAAATGTGTATTACGGATAATAGTTCCTTGTAATGGCTTGGCTGCTGCACGTGTTTGTTTTGCATCGGTTTTTGCTAATTCCCGAACCAGTTTACATGCAGCGCACAATTCATTTTCCGGAACGAAGACCAGTTCCATCTTTCCGTTGCTCATATCGCAATCCTTACATCGTTTGATGGTGTATGGGTTATAGTCGGGCATCGTCTTTTGTTCCATGCCTGCATTGAACCGGAACATACCTTTCTTGTCAAGTTCCAAAGCTGACTCTCCTCTTGCCATAGCCTCTTCATGATCCGTAGTCGGATACTTGGATTTGCGTACCTGGACTACGGAACAGCGGCAGCCCCATCCGTTAGGCGGATAGAATTCTTCCCAGAACGGGTCTGAAGCCGGGAGTGTAATGCCGGCCATCTCCGCATGGGTGGGACGTACCTTTGCATCCCCGGCCGTGCGGTACTGCAGATAATAGCGGTCGCCGTCCTGCATGAACCGTTCCCATTTGGCCGCCATTTCAGCTGAAGCCTGTACGAAGTTAAATTCAGCCCGTAGATAGTTTGAATTGTATGTTTCGTCGATCTTCCGGACATCATTCAAAAAGCGTTCGAACGTCTTTCTATTGCCGTTCTCATCCAACAAGGAGGGAAAGGCTTCATTCAGTTCATGGAAGGTCTTCAAGCCGGAGAATACATAGTTGGAGCGCTCCAGCCGCTTGCGCATGGCCTCGGACATTTCCACCTGCCGGAATGATCCGTTCAGGACAGAAGAATGAGTCTCTATAAAATCCTGCGCTTCTTCGGATGCCAGAATACCTATTTCAAGACTTGCCCCTTCCTGCCGGAACAGTACCTTCATCATGCGTTCGAACTTTTCACGTACCAGGTCAACCGGTGTGCATATATCTTTTCCGGATGCATACTGCAGCAAGGTTTTTGCTATTCCTTCATTCTGCTCCGGATTATGCAGATTGGAATATGACAGCAGTTCTTTGGAGAATGTTTTCCCCCTGAGTGTTGCGCTGATCAGCTCGGCTTCAAACTCGGCCCGGTTCTCCAGGGCATATCTGGACAGTTCCTTTTCGATAAGTTCCCTGTTCACCTTCTCCATGTTCCACTGGTGCTCTACCATGCTGTAAGCTTTGGGCTCCAGCAGCGCATCGATGTGGTGACCGAGTTCATGAAGGAATGTGTTATCCTGTGCACCTGAGCGGTACTGCATTTTCTTTTCCTTGTACGATTTGTAGTCTCGTTCACGGAGTTCGTTGAAATACAGAATACCGTCATCACCCTCGAACATGGGTGCCCGGTATTCTGCTCCGGAAGTTTTTCCTCCTTTCTTTTTAAGCAGTCTGGGAAGCTTGATGCCATGTTCCAGGATAATACGGGCTGCATCTTCCGCATCTTTTCTGGCTTCTTTGTTCTTGATTATTGAAGCCCATTCCTTGGCCATTTTTTCGATGTCCTCCGTTTTTCCCGCCTGCAGGATGGGCTTCCTGTTTTCCAACAATCGGGAATATCGCTGGTGCAGCCCCGAATAATCATCGGGGCTCAGTCGAAAAAACGGGACAGCGTTTCAGCCGGTTTGCCGTCTTTCTTTTTTTTCGGATCTGTCGGGTCCGGCTCTTCCTTCTGCTCCTTCTCCTCGCACGGAATGCCGTATTTTTCCTCAAAGTACTGAGGCTTCACCTTGTAGTGCTGCAGTACCATTTCTTCGTAGGCTTTCTGCTGTTCGGGTGTGTAGTCAATGGAGTAGTCCCAATCAAAGCGCAGCCCTTTGACAGGGAACCCGTGGCGCACCATTCGCGGAATGAGCTGGTTGTTCACTATATCCCGAAGCATATCACAGTCGCTTTCCACGAGGTTCTGGAACACTTCAAGGTGCGTTTCAGACTGTGAGAGGCTGCTTCCGTCCTCGATGGTCATCGTCTGCCCGATGATAAGCTTAGACAGTTCGGAGTTGGCCCGATCGATGCGCTTGTCATAGACATTGAATGCATCTCCCTTGCCGCTTTCCACAAATTCGATTTCGGTTTCCATTCCTGCCACCATGGAGAGGGCGGTTCCGGCTTCACGCAGCATTTGGTCGAGACGGTCAATCTCTTTCTGATCGCGCGAAGTGGTGCGTGCTATACGCATGGGCATTCCGAATATTTCCCCGAAGGTGTCCCAAAAGGCCAGCATGTTCTTTTTGGGGATAGTCTGTGAAGCTGCCTTGAGATACAGCCCGAGGTCGTCAGGTCTGCCGGCCTCAATGAGCCAGTCGGAAAAAGGAGGCTGGCGGTAATCTATACCGGTAGTCCAGTCCTGCCCGAGATCGGTTATGACACGTCCGTACTCAGGAATGACATGTTTGCGCGGAATAAGCTTCACATCCGAATAACAGATGCAGCCGTCACCGTCAGTGCAAAGGTCGCCCAATTCGATGAGCGAGTGCCCCCAGTAGATTGAATCAAGGGCATAGCGCATGAGCTGCTTGAACCAGGACTGGTCAAAGAAATGAACCGCTTCCTCGTTCTCATCCCCTTTCATATCCACGATTTTGAAAGAGCGTGCCATGACAAAACCTCTGCGCTGCTCCACACACCCGGAGAGGTGAAGGTCTATTTCCGCGTCCCGGTAGATGTCGTACAGGCGCTGGCGGCTGGGGCTGTCCACATTGATGGCATACTGCCAGGCATCGCGCCAGTTCTTGATGTCCTTCCGGGTGAGTGCATCGGTGGTGCGTTGCAGGTCGATGACCATTTTCTGCACCCGCTTGATGTCTTTCCCCTTGGCCAGGTTGAAATTGCCGTATGGTGTTTGCAGTACGTTTTTCGGTTTACTGGAAAACATACCGCTGAAAAAGTCTTTAATATCCATAGTCCTACCAGTTATGATGAAGCTGCTTCTGACAGCTGTAAACAAATGAATTTCCGGACGGAAGCCCATCTTCTCCGACAGCCAGGGGCAAATCAGGGACAATTTTTCCGGCCTGTACGCCTTCAAGCCACTTGATGGCCCGTTCATATCGTTCCTTGCGTATCTCGCTTCCCATCTTTTGCGGCATGGCTGCACTCATGTGGTAAAGTGAAATGTCGCAGGTGTACATGACAATGAGCCGGTTCCGGTGTTCATCCTGTGCAGAGAAAATGGCCGTACAGTCGTATTTCGGCCGTAGATAACCGGCAATTTCTTCCCGGGCTTCCGCTTCTGCATTGGTACGGTTTTCCGGGCTTACCTGCGAAATAACCTTCAATGCGTTGTCGCCGATGACAACTTTGTAATCTTCTTCTGTAATGAACATGACCTTATTATTTAGTGATGAACAATGCCATTTTTTCTATATCCCGGATAGTGGTTCCCTTGCGGAAACGGTGGCGGTGAATCAGTTCACAGATGTTCCTTTTGGGGACAACTTTCAGTTTGCCGCCCATATACAGGACATAGTATTTTCTTCCGTAAAGCTTGGCATACTTGCAAGCACGGGCAACGGCACGTTTATAGCGCCATGCAAAAATCATTCTTTTAATCAGCTGTATCATGTTACCATATATTTTTGGCGGTCGGCCTTTTGCCGAACACCGGTTGAAAACTCTCCTGTCTTGAATTGCGCTGCAGCATCCAGATGGCTCCCTCGTCGGCATCCGGTGCATCATCGTGAATACGGCTGCCACGCTCCAGTGCCAAGGTCTGTTCGATTCCGGTCTGCATATCCGGCGATTCTTTCAACTTCTCATTGTAGAATACGAAACCGCGTTCCCATAATGGTGACACCGCTTCGATGCGCTGGAGTTTGTCCGGCTTCTTTCGTTTGTCCGGCATGATGGGCAGTTGGTATCCACGCAGATTCCCTTCTGCCTCAAACTCGTCCAGAATGACATCCTGCATGAAGTTCGCTTCCATAAAGAACTGGACGGCTGCCGTATCGCGTGTACGCTCGTAGAGGTCGTAAAGCCACCGTACCATTCCGGAAACGGTATCCTGCCGGACGTAGCAGTCTATAAGGTGCAGTTCCTTCCCGATCTTGCCCCAAAGCCGGCAAGCCTTGTAGTCGTTGGAAGTGGTCGATTTGAAAGAGGGGTCGGTATAGCAGACCAGCATTTCATACTTGGGCAGTCTGGGCAGTTTCTTGTAACGAATCCAGTCTGCCCGGAAGATAGTGCCGTCCACGATGGGGTTGTGCATCATCTCCTTTTCCCATGCCCGGTAGCCTACAAAATCCCTGTATTCCTGCGCCTCTTCTTTCGTCCATTTTTCGCGCCATACCGGTTCTCCGTTCTTGTCTATTGCTTTGATGACGGATACATGCACCCCTTTTGTCTTGGTGAGATTGGCCAGCACCGAGTTTTTAGAAATGAGGTTCCCGACCATGATAAAGCGTCCCCGGCCCACATCCAGTGCACCAAAAAGGGCTTCTTTTACCCAGTCTGTAATGTCATGCACCCGTTTCTCATTGCGGCACAGTTCGTCGTCATCCAAGTCATCGATGACGATGTAGTCCGGACGTGCTTCCCGGTCGCGCAGACCACGCGGAGACTGTCCGCGTCCGCAAGCCAGGAATTTCACCCCGTTGGCTGCCTTGAACTCCCCATCCTGCCAGGAGGCATTTCCCTGCTGCTTGCCGAAATCGGCAATGATGCGCTGGTTATGCTCCAGTTCTGCCTGAATATCTCCCAGCAGGCGCGTGGCTGAGTCCTCACTTTTGCCGACCACCACCATGAAGTTGATGAGCCGTTTGGGCTGGAACATCAGCCACAGCGGAACAAAAATGTCCATGTGTGTGGACTTGGCATGGCCACGCGGCCACATGAACACCGCCTTCAGGTTGGGTGTGCCTTTTACTTTAGCCGCTGCCGCATTGTGGAACGGTGCATTGTGGATGGTGCGTATGACTTCTCCGGTGGTTTTGTCACGCAAGGTGAGGAAGTGGGGAAAGTAATATTCACAGAACGCAGCATAGTTACCCTGCAGCCGCAGAATACGCCTGTCCTTTTGTGCCGGTGTCTCGCCCGCGAGCAAAGCCGTATCCGTGATGGACTGCACTCTTTTACAGTGTTCCTTCCACTGTTCGTATGCCTGTTTCTTTTCCGCTGCTGTTGCCATAGCCGTTTTATTTTATGCCCATCTGTTCGGTGATATACAGATCCTGGTACTTATTGATTGCCCTGACCAGTTCCGGAGTCACTTCCGGGTCGATGGTTGAACGGTATTCAATCCATTTGGAGAATGCCATGAACACTTCAATGACATCCACTACGTTGGCCTTCTTGTCTAACTTTTCAATCACTGCCGAAAGTTTGGCCAGTTTGTCCCCGAGACCAGCTACAAGTGCAGGGTCGTTCGATTCGTTGACTTGAGTAATGAGTGTATCAATGGTGAGCAGGAGTTTGTTCACCAGTTCCGGCCGGGTGACGTTCTTTGCCGCCCTTGCCTCTTTCCATCCGTCAGCCGTGCACCATTTTGAGATGGTGACGCGTGACACGTCCACTTTCTCCGCAATTTCAGTCTGTTCCATGCCGGAAAGGAACAGTGAGCGTGCAAGAGATTTTTTCTTTTCGATTTCTGCCTTTGTCATATAATAAAGAATATAGGGTTAAAGGCAGGCTTCGGAGTCCCTTGCACCTGCCCGATTTATTCGCAAAGTTGTCCGCTTATCAGCTTGCAGCCAAAATAATGTGCAACGGTTTCATAGAAGTGTGCAACCATTGCACACTTTTTTGGCTTCCCGGTAAGTGCTCTGTAATATTGCAGCGCCAATGCATAAAGGCGTGGCATGAGAAAATGAGTAAACGTGTAAGAATTTCAAACGACAGCCTGAACAGCTACGGAAGCCGTGTGTTGACATCGGGCATGAGTGTGGAGCAGTATTGCCGAAACCCGGTACTGCTGTACATGCACCAACGCGGAAACGTGATTGGTTATGTGAAGAACCTTCGGGTAGAGGATGGTGAAGTAACCGGGGAACTGGTGTTTGACGAAGCGACCGACCTCAGTAAAAGATGCAAGAAACAGTTTGAATTCGGCAGCCTGAGAATGGTGAGTGCCGGAATAGACATTCTGGAACTGAGTGACCAGCCCGAACATTTGCTGCAGGGGCAGACCAGCCCGACAATAACCAAAAGCAAGCTGTATGAGGTATCACTGGTGGATGTAGGTTCCAATGATGATGCCATCGTACTGATGAAGGATGGAAAACAAATCACATTGGGAAAGGATGGTGATTGTCCTTTGCCACTAATCAATAACCAAAAAACAACAGAAGAAATGGAACTGAAACTTTTGGCCCTTCAATTGGGGCTGCCGGAAACGGCAACGGAGGCTGATGTTAATCAAGCCTTAAATGAACTGAAAGCAGCCAAGGCAGAGAATGATTCCCTGAAGCAAGAAAACGGGAAGCTGACTTTGGCCCGTATCACTGGTCTTGTAGAAAAGGCAGTGGTGGAAAAGCGTCTGGGAGAAGACAAGAAGATACAGTTTATCGAACTTGGCAAGAAGGTCGGTGCCGATGAACTGAAGAATGTGCTTGATGCCATGCAGCCCCAGGTGAAGATTTCCACTGTATTGAGCTATCAGGGCGGCAAGCAGCAGGCACAGCCGTCCACCTATGCCAAACTGAGCGATGTCCCGAGTGATGCGCTGCTTGAAATGCGCGAGCATAACCCGGAGGAGTACAAGCGCCTGTACAAGGCTGAATACGGCATGACCTGTGAAATTTGAAAACCTTTAAAATGAAGAAAATGGGAAAAATTGTAATGCTTTTGACGGCACTTCTGTTCAATACGCTGACAGGTGTCGTGTGTGCTTCGGTATTGGGATTCTCTCCGGTGGCCGGAGCTGTGGGAATGAATGCGGTGGCAGCCTTTATGGGAATGGCCCCGCAAAGTACTTCAATACTCCGTGAAGGGGTTTATACGGAAATCTGGACAGGGGAACTTGTTAAGGTGCTCCGTGCCGGACTGGAAGGAACCTGGCTGTCAGGAATCCCCGACCAAAGCAGTATCGTGAATAACGATGTGATTCACCTGGTAGAAGTTGGTGTAGATCCGGATGTCTTGATAAACAATAAAACCTATCCGATTGACGTGCAGGCTTTGGAAGACAAGGATATTGCCATCAAACTGGACAAATTCCAGACCAAGGCTACGCCGATTACAGACGATGAGCTTTATGCCATCAGCTATGACAAGACCGCCCGTGTGAAAGAGGGACATGCCAACAGTATCAATGATGCGAAGTTTACCAAGGCGGCCCATGCGCTTTGTGCGAACAAAAATACGGAAACTACTCCGGTGCTTAAGACTACCGGCGAGAAAGATCCGGCTACAAATCGTCTGCGCCTTACCGTGAATGACCTTGTGGAAATGAAGCGTGCCCTTGACAACCTGCGCGTACCGTCAGACGGCCGCAGACTGGTGCTTTGCCCCGACCATGTGAATGACCTGCTGCTGACCAGCCAGGCATTCCGTGAACAGTACAATATTGACCGCAACAGCGGCAAGGTAGGTAACCTTTACGGCTTTGAAATCTACGAGTACGGCAACAACCCGCTTTATACTACAGCCGGAGTGAAGAAGGCATTGGGTACAACGGCAGAAGCCGGTGAATTTCCGTGTTCGTTTGCCTTCTACAAACAGAGGGTTTTCAAGGCAACAGGTTCTACCAAGATGTATTATTCCGAGTCAAAGAATGACCCGTTGAACCAGCGTAACCTGATTAACTTCCGCCATTACTTCATCTGCATGCCCAAGAAAGAGGATGCCGGAGTGGTAATGATGAGCGGCTATCAAGCATGATGATTATGGCAAAGTTGAAATATCTGGTAATACACTGTACGGCAACCCCGGAGGGGCGTGAAGTATCATCGGTGGACATCCGCAAATGGCATACTTCTCCGGTTGCCCAAGGAGGAAGAGGATGGAAGCAGGTTGGCTATACCGACCTGTTCCACCTGAACGGAGGCGTGGAACGTCTGGTAGAAAACAATGAGGATGCACAGGTGGACCCTTGGGAAGTGACCAACGGAGCCAAGGGATATAACAGTGTAAGCCGTCACATCGTGTATGCCGGAGGCGTGGAAAAAGACGGTAAGACCCCGAAAGACACCCGCACTGGCTGCCAGAAAAAGGCACTGGAGAAGTATGTGAAGGATTTTCATCGGAAATTCCCTGATGTACGCATTGTAGGACACAACGAACTGGCAGCGAAAGCCTGTCCGAGCTTCGATGTGCAGGAATGGTTGAAAGAAATAGGTATTAATCAATAATAAAACCGGGTGGTATGGACTTGAGCGAATTTATGAACATTATCCTTGGCGGCGGCCTGGTTGGTACGGTGGCGACCATTGGCTCCTTGCGGGCTACTGTGAGAAAAGCGAAAGCGGAAGCGATGAAGGCCGAGGCCGGTGCAGAGGCCATGCGCATAGATAACGCCGAACATGCCACCCGCATTTTGATGGAAAATATTGTAAAACCTCTAAAAGATGAATTTTGTGAAACAAAGAAAGAACTGGCCCGCAATACGCGCGAGATGGCCCGTCTTAGAAAAGCTATTGATACAGCCGGAAACTGTCCTCATCGTGACGATTGCCCTGTGCTTGACAGGTTGCGCGAGTCACCGAAAGAGCATGAACCGGGAAGTCCAGACGGAAACGGCAAGCGCCGACAGCGTGAGCGGAAGTCGACGGGCGGGACTGGTGATGGCGGGGATACCGGCGAGTTCGGTGAAGCTGACTATACCGGCGGACAGCCTCCGTAAGCTTCCTGAAGGTGCCGTGTACCGTGGCAAGAGCGGACAGGCCAACCTGACCGTAGGCAGTGACGGCAAGGGAAACCTTGTGGCCGAAGCCTCGTGCGACAGTCTGCAGCAGCTGGTGCTGTGGTATGAAGAAGAGCTGACACGCATCCGGAGCGAGACCAGGAACGAAACTTCGAATGACGTTCAAATAGAAGAAAAACGCCCTCCGAACCGGATGCGGACGTTTATGAAAGGTGTATTGGCCGGCTTATTGGCCGGTGTGTTATTAACCATCAAACTTTATAAACGATGAACAAGAATTTTATGTACGGTATCGGTGCCGTGAAATACAATGACTTCGTGATAGGCTATATTGAAAAAGGCTCGTTTGACCTGAACGGGCAGAAGGCCGAAGCCGCAAAGATTGAGGCGGAACAGGCACCGGGTGCCCCCGTGCTGATCATTCCGCAGAGCAATGGCAGCATCGCCCCCACATTCAACGTAATCCAGACGGACTACAAGAACCTGCATGCCATGCTGGGCGGTACGCTGCACTATGCGAAAGAAGACACCGAGAAGAAGAACCCAATAGGCTGGACCGCCCCACAAGCCGCCCTGCTGATGCAAGGTCCATTTGAACTGGAACTGGTGAGCGGACGGAGCATCCTGATACCAAACGGCACGCTGCTGAGCAACCTGGGCGGTAAGCTGACGCTTACGGAAACGGCCAAGATAGAATGTACGTTGGAGGTGGCTATGCCGGAGGACGGTTCGCAGCCCTACGGCGTGTTTGACTCGAAAACCTTGCCCGAAGAGTGGGGAGAGCACAAGCTGCCTGCAGCGGGAGCAGCGGCGGCTGCCTCGGTTCAAAGTGAGGAGGCTACAAGCAAGGAGGGATAGTGTATGGCTGACCGGCTGGAACAACTGATAGAAATGGAGTGTGCGGATGCGCTGCTGGACAGCGGCGTGTCCGTTCCTCTTAAAAGGTGGAAGCTCCCATGGCTGAAACGCCCGCTGGAGGTGCGTGTGACGATGAAGCGTCCGAGACTGCGCGGGCAGATTCTGCTGGCGAGGGAATACCTGAAGATGGGTGTTGAACCTGGCTGGCAGCCGAAGGGCAAGACCGAGGAACTGGCCTTTGTAGCGGAACATGGCAAGGCTGTGAGCCGACTGCTGGCCTATACGGTGTGCCGGGGCTATGTGTCGCGACATGTGGGTATCGGTGTGACGGCATGGGTGCTTCGGAACTTTGTGGAGTGGAAGTATCTGATGGCGCTGTTCCGAACGTTTGAACGGCTGATGGGCACGAAGGATTTTATGCGTATTATCAGCTCGGCGGCGCGGGCGAACCCGATGACCCCGAGACTGAGCCAGGCAAGGATGGGGAGTTAAGAACCCGGTATGAGGGTTCCCATAGCCCTTTCGGTTTCGTGTGGCAGATAGCATCGGCAACGGGCTGGAGTGTGGACTACATTCTGGACGGTGTGAACTACCAGACCTTGATACTGATGCTGAGCGACGCTCCGCGATATGTTCGGCAGAAGGGAGGCAGCGGTAAGTGTGACAGCCACCCGGAGCGCAGTGCCGAGGATGAGGCGAACGATATAGTAGGATTTTTTCAAAGCAAACTGGAATGAGTAAACCTGTAGAAGTTGAATTTTTAATGAAGGACAAACTCACGCCCGGCATGAACAAGGCCGAGCGTGAGGCGCTGGAACTGCGTAATACCGTCAGGCTGCTGGAGGCTGAACTGGAAAGGCTGCGCCTTGCTGGGGAGACGGCCGCCCCCAATCTGGACCAGAGTGCCAATATCGCGCAGATCCATGCACTGGAGAAGCAGCTTGAGGAATTGCGGAGCCAGTTGAAACTGCTGCAGGAGGAATCAGAATCCGTGCAGGTCACCCCTGCAGATATACCTAATGCACAGCGCCAGTTCAATGGTCTGCACAACAGTATCCAGCAGATGGCGCGTGAAATGCCTTCCTTGGCCATGGGGCCGCAGATGTTCTTCCTGGCCATATCCAACAACCTGCCGATTTTTACCGATGAGTTGGCCCGTGCCCGGAAAGAATACGATGAGCTGCAGAAGTCCGGCAAGAAAGGCACACCGGTATGGAAGCAGGTTCTGTCCTCACTCTTTTCCTGGCAGACGGCTATGACCACCGGCATCATGCTGCTGGTAATGTACGGTGATGAAATCTGGGATTGGACGAAGGATTTGTTCAGCGCCAAAAAAGGCGTGGATGAATTCAACATATCACTCAAGGAAATGACCGAGATAGAGAAGGACGGCCGTGCCCAGATGGTGCGTACCCGCTTCGAACTGAAATCGGTCATCGACGAGATAAAGAACTTCACCGGCAGCAAGGAACAGGAAAAGGCGAAGGTAGAGGAACTGAACCGCAAGTACGGGGAATCTTTCGGGTATTATAAAACACTTTCCGAATGGTATGATACCCTTATCCAAAAGAGCGAGGACTATGTACAGGTTCTGCTGCACCAGGCCAATGTCCAGAACCTTGTAAAAAAAGCTGCAGAAGCCGATGAAGAGGTGAATAAAATCAAGGCGCAGAAACCGGAAGAGGCGGAAAGCGCCATGGGTTTTTTCGGGAAATGGGGACAATATATCATGCAGTCAAGCATGGCAGAATCCGGGCAGTTCTATGACGCACAGGCTGCCATCAAGAAACATGATCAGGAAGCTTATGACATACTGTTGAAAAATGCCGAAAACAAACGCGACGGTTATCTGAAAAAAGCGGAGGAAGAGGTAAAGAAAGCGGCAGAAGCAGCCAAAAAAGGAAATATCGGCGGACACATTGACCCCAAACAGCCCGGGAAGAATCCGGAAGCGGAAGCCAGGCAACGGCTTGCCACAGAGCGCAGGCTGGCGCAGGATCTTGCCGCCCTGCAGGCCGAGAACCGGAAGGAAGAGATAGACCGTATGCAAGCTGGTACCGAAAAGAAACTGGCACAAATCGAATATGACTATAACGCCCGGAAAGAAGAGATAAACCGGCAGGAAGCCGACTGGAAGCGTGAGAACAAGGAAGCCGGCCTTTCCACCGGAGATAACGGACTTACCCGGGAGCAACAGGATGAACTTGAAAAAGCCCGTGCCTCAAACACCGCGTCCCGGAAAAAAGCGGAGACGGACGTGTACAGGGAAGAGGCGGAAGCCATGCGTGACTATCTGAAGGAATACGGGACCTTCCAGCAGCAGAAACTGGCCATCGCTGAAGAATATGCCGAGAAAATCCGCAAGGCACAGTCCCAGGGCGAAAGGCTGACTTTGGAGAAGCAGCGTGATGCGGCTGTGCACAAAGTGGACATGGAAGCCCTTACCCAGAAGATAGACTGGGGAGCAGCGTTCGGGGATTTGACCGGTCTGCTTGCAGACCAGATGAAGAACCTGCTTGGCGAACTTAAACAGTATGTCAAGACGGATGAGTTCAAAAAAACGGGAGCCGCAGACCAGCAGGTCGTTTACGATGCCATTGAACGTATTCAAAGCATGCTCCCCGGTGGCAACGGGACATTGGATTTTGCCCGGCTGCAAACGCAGATGCACGCTTTGGGGGATGCCGTAACACGCGTGCAAAATGCGGAACTGCAGCAGGAAGCGGCATTCGCCCGGTTAAAAGCGGCGCAGACCGATTACAACAAGGCTCTTGAAAGCGGTAACCAGGCAGAAATAGAACGTACCAAAATCGCTCTTCAAACGGCCCAATCGTCCAGCGTTTCAGCTGACGAAGAATACCTGAACGCCACCTCTGAAATGAAGGCGCTTGCCGGGGAGGTGAAAAGTGCCTCCCGGGACACGGTTGACGGGTTGAACATGGTATCCGACGGGTTGCACGGCTTTGCGAGCGGAACCTTGCAGGGATCATTTGAAGGAATCCAGAACATGCTTACCGGTCTTTCAAAACTGAATATCGGAGGCAAGGTCGGTGATGCCATCAGTCAGATGTCCGAGACCCTGTCAAGTGCCGGAGTCATCGGGCAGATCATATCGGCCATTCTCTCCATACTGGATTTGCTGAAAGACGGTATCGGCCCGATTATCTCATCATTGATAGACACCATTTTCAATGCGATAACCGGAATACTCGACAATATCCTCAGCGGAGACCTGTTCAAACAGATAGGCGGTTCCCTTGTGAATGGTATCGGGGGATTGCTGAACACGGTGTCTTTCGGAGGTTTCAACAAACTGTTCGGCATCGGTGGGAACGCCAGGGAAGTGCAGGCGGCTATAGACCGTCTTACGGACCGGAACGAGAAACTGCAGACTTCCATCGAAGACCTGACCGATACCATCAAGGCAAGCAAGGGGACAAAATCGGTGGAAGCTTACCGGGATGCTTACAAATACCAGAAAGAAACGAATGCAAACTATCTGCAGATAGCGAAGGAACAGGCACGCTACAGCGGAAGTCACCACAGCTGGAACTACTACTGGGGCGGTTTCAACCAGGCACAGATAGACAAACTGAGCGGACAGATCGGCCGCCAGTGGGACGGGAACCTGTGGAGCCTGAGCCCGGAGGAGATGAAGGCACTGCGTAGCAACGTGGACATGTGGACGCAGATACAGAATACCGGCAAGGGCGGTTACGGCGGGCGACTGACCGAGAAGTTGGATGACTACATAGCGTAGGCCGGCAAGCTGGAGGAACTGACCGAACAACTGTATGAAGGACTGACGGGCATTTCGTTTGACGGGATGTACAGCAGCTTTATCGACAACCTGATGAACATGAAGTACGGTGCCAAGGATGCGGCGGAGGACATATCGGAGTACTTTATGCGGGCGATGCTGAGCAACAAAATAGGTGAGATGTACAGCGAAAAGCTGAAAGGCTGGTGGGAGAAGTTCGGCAAGGCCATGGAGGACAACGAACTGACGGAGGCGGAACGGAACGCGCTGACGGAAGAGTACATGCAATATGTGGATGAAGCCCTTGCCCTGCGTAACAACCTGGCTGCCGCTACGGGCTACGACAGGACCGAAGCCGGCGGCGTCAGCCAAACAGCGAAAGCGGGCGGCTTTACGGCCATGACGCAGGACCAGGGCACGAAGCTGGAGGGCATGTTCACCAGCGGGCTGCAGCACTGGAGCAGCATGGACGACCGGCTGGAAAGCGTGGTGGAGAAGATGGACACGGCGGAAGGGCACCTGGCACGGATAGCCGAGAACACCGGTGTGAGTGCCGGGCACCTGGGCGAACTGAAGGAAGTGATAAAGAAAATGATACGTGACGGACTAAAAGTGAAGTGATATGGCTGATATATTGAGCGGACTGGTGCTGGTGAACGGCACGGACATCTGGACGGAATACGGTGTGTTTCTGGTGGAAGACCGGCGCGGCGGCATGGAGAACCTGACGGCCATCCTGACCCCGAGCAGGGCAAAGAAGGATACGGCCGTGGACATACGGGAGGAGCACGGGGAGAAATACAGCGCCGTGCTGACCCCACGGAATGAGGCGCGGGACGTGACACTGCACTTTGCCCTGTACAACAAGACCCGGACAGGCTGGATGAAGCGGTACTTTGCATTTGTGAATTTTCTGAAACAGGGAAAGGACGGCTGGCTGGAGATCCGTTTCCCCCAGCTGGACCTGCAGCTGAGGGTGAAGTATGCCGACTGCACGAAGTTTACCCCGCTGACCTATCTGTGGACGGAAGGCGTGCATGCCGGAAAGTTCCGGGTAAAGTTCCGGGAACCGAAACCGATTATATAACCATTTAAATGACGTTCAAATATGCTTCTAACGATATATGACAAAGCCGGGACCAAGCGTGCGGACGTGGCCGTGAACGACAGCTCGACGCAAAGCAAGGAAGTGCAGGGAGACAATGTGCTTTCCCTGTCGTTCAGCTACTATGACTTCCTGCCCCTGGACGTGAATGACTACACGGACTATCTGGGCGAACGGTACTGGCTGACGGAACGCTACACCCCGAAACAGGTGAACGAGGGCGAGTGGGACTATGACCTGAAGCTGTACGGCGTGGAGAGCCTGATCAAGCGGTTCCTGGTGCTGGAGACGACGGACGGGGACACGAACCCCCTGTTTACCCTGACAGCCACGCCCCGCGAGCATGTGGCGCTGGTGGTGAAAGCCATCAATGACGGCATGGGCCACATTACCGACTGGAAGGTGGGTACGGTGGAAGGTGCGGAGCTGATCACGATAGACTACGAGGGCATGTACTGCGACGAAGCCCTGAAAGCCATTGCCGAAAAAGCCGGCGGCAAGGTGGAATGGTGGATTGAGGGGCAGACGGTGAACGTGTGCCGCTGCGAGCACGGGGAAGAAATCACCCTTGGCTACGGCAAGGGGCTGACCTCGCTGGAAAGAGACACCAGCAACACGGCCAAGTTCTACACCCGCCTGTTCCCGGTAGGTTCGACCCGCAACATCGATGCGGAGAAATACGGCAGCCCGAGATTGATGCTCCCCGGCGGAAAGAAGTACATCGAGCAGGGCGTGGAGGAATACGGCATCTATGACCATTACGAGCAGGAAGCCTTCAGCGGTATCTACCCCCACCGGGTGGGTACGGTGAACTCGGTACGCAGCGAGGAGGTAACGGACGATGAAGGGAACAAATTCACCATCTATTACTTCCGGGACGGGGGGCTGAACTTTGACCCCAACCTGTACGAGCTGGCCGGCGAGACCAAGCGTGTGTCGTTCCAGACGGGAGACCTGGCCGGACTGGGAGAAAGCGATGACCACTACTTTGAGGTGAACTACGACAGTGCGGCGAGGGAATTTGAACTGATTACCATCTGGCCCTATGATGACGGCACGCAGCTGCCGGGCGGCAAGCTGGTGCCCCGCGTCGGCGACACCTATATCCTGTGGAACATCCGGATGCCGGATGAGTATTACCGGCTGGCCGAAGAGGAATTTGCGGCAGCGGTTGAGGAGTACAACCGGGACCACTGGCTGGACATTGCCGCCTACAAAGCCCCGACAGACCCGGTGTATATGGAGGAGCACGGCATCGACCTGTTTGTGGGCAGACGGGTGAAGCTGGAGAGCCGGAAGTATTTCCCGGAAAAAGGCTACCGTCAGAGCCGTATCACCAAGATCAGCCGCAAGGTGAACGAACCCGGACAGATGGACATCGAGATAAGCGATGCGCTGCAGGTGGGCAAGTTCGACAAGGTGACGGACAGCATCGGTGCGTTGAAATGCTATACGAAATCAAAGACGGAAGGCGCTGCCCTTCCGGACATCATACGAAGCTGGGACAAGACGCTGCCCACGGACAACAACCTGTTTTCCGCCCGGCGCAGCCAGAAAGAGTTTCTGAATAAGAGCAAGCCGGACACAGCCAAAGAGCCCATCCGCTTTTTGAAGGGTGTGACCTTCGGCGAGGCTACCGGCGGCAAGCCCTGCGGCAGCGTGGACGGTGAGGGCAATGCCGAGTATCTGACTGCCGTGATCCGCGAACTGCTGCGCAGTACGGAGTTTGTGGACGGGCTGACCGGTGAGGGCTGGCAGCTGTGGATTGACCAGCTGACGGGACTGACGAACCTGACGGTGGACAAAGTGACTGCCCGGCAAAGTCTGGTGGCGCTGGAACTGCTGATTGAGCAGGTGCGCAGCGTGTGCGGCCAGCTGGTGGTGTCGGCAGCCAACGGCAAGATCAAGGACGTGGTGAAGCAGGGTGACAACTACCGCATCCTGTTTGAGCAGGAATCGGGCTTTGTGGCTCATGACCTGATGCGCTGTGCCGTTACAGGCGGGGCAAAGCTGAAATCCTACTGGGTGGAGGTGGCCTCGGTGATAGCCGGCGGGGTGCTGGTTCCGGTAAGCGAGTTTGGCGGGGTGAAGCCGGAGGCAGGCGATGAGTGCGTGCTGATGGGCAACACGGAAAACCCGCTCCGGCAGAACCTTATATCCATTGCGGCCACGGAGGACGGGCAGCCCCGTATCGACATCCTGGACGGTGTGAAGGCCAAAAACTTCAACGGCTGCCTGCGCTGTCGGCTGGGTAAGCTGGACGGCATCAGGAGCAGCGCTTTCCCGGCAGACAACCAACCGAAGGGAAACGGTCTGTATGCTGACAACGTGTGGCTGAAGGGTACGTTTGTGCTGATGACCGGCGAGGACATATTGACACGCTTTGAGATAACCGAAGGCAAAATCCATTCAGCTGTGGAAGGCTTACGCAAGGAAATACGTGAAGACCAGAGTTATCTGGACAACAGCAGTTTTGCCGACGGCATGGACAAATGGAAGACGGGCAGCAAGGCTACGCTGTTCACCCTGGGCGGACGCTGGATCTGGGCGAACGGCGGTCCTTACGGAACGAAGCCGGACGGGCATGTCGAGATACGGACCGACGGCAAAGTGCCTTATGCTTATATCCGGAACAATTACATCATGCAAAGGCTGAAAGACTTCCGCCTGGTACCGGAGTACCGGCAGACGAACAGCCAGGGTGAACGGGTTCCCGGCGTGGTGTATCTGTCGTTCAGCTACCGAGTCATCAAGGCCGGAAGGCTGAAAATCGAATTTGTGGGTGCTGACAAGACCGGGTTTGAGAACTTCAACCTGTTCGGCCATGAAGAAGACCTGCCCGTGGGCGGTGAGAAGATGTTCACGCTGGACGGACTTTGGAACGGTACGGGAGACTTCAAGCTGTCGTTTACGGGCGTGATTTACATATCGCTGCTGGTATTCTCTACCAACAAGGCAGACGCACTGGCCTATAAGTACCGCACACTGTTCGAGCAGAGCGACCGGCTGGTGAAGATTTCAGCGGCGGTATTTGACAAGGACGGTGAAGCATTGAAAGAAACCGGACTGGTGGTGAAGCCGGAAGGTGCCGGGCTGTATGCCCAGGATGCCAGCGGCAAGGTGGCCCTTATCGGGGTCAGTGTGGAAGATACGGACGAATACGGCAAGCCCGTGAGCAAAATCAAGCTGACCGCTGACCATATACAGCTGGAGGGACTGGTGACAGCCAACGGCAATTTCAAGATACTGGAAGACGGGAGCATGGAATGCCGGAATGCATCTGTATATGGAAAAATATTTGTTGAGGACGGAGGAAAGGTAGGAACATTTACAGTTGAAAGGAATTGTATGCTTTGGAGTAATGGAGATGCTGAAATTCGATTGGGATATGACGGCTATTGGACCGGAGATACCTGCATCTATGCTAAGGCAAACAATTTTAGTAATGCAATCATGGGTATTGCTCCATTTGGTGGAGCAGGTATTTATGGAAGTTGTCGTGAGAAGCCTACTTATCCTGACAAATATACATTTTCAGCAGGATATTTCGATGGCGATGTGTTGGTGCATTCCGGGAATATTCTGGTGAGTGGTGGTGTGGTACAAGCTGATAAAATGCTTCCTCAAAATGGTTGGTCTGGGCGATTCAAGGGTAAAACAGTAGAAGTACAGAATGGAATTATCATTAACGTGTCATAAAAATGAATAGTTATGAAGGTGAATTTTAACAAGACGTTTAAGGATTATAGAGGGAATGACCTCATAGTCGGTGGAAAAGTCCAGCTGATGACAGATATTATAGCCCAATGCCTTTTTAATGGGGAAGGTGCTCGATCATCCGGTGATTCTAATAAGGATAGCAGCCGTAAAATCCATTCGTATGAATTGTGCATGCGTCTCATACAGGCAAACGGGGATTTATCCATCAGTGCTGAGGATGCTATACTTATAAAAGAGTCTGTAATCGGGCTAACCCCAGGATGTTATTCACAGATCGTAAAATTGATAGATGAATAGATTTATGGCAGAAATGACGCAAGAAGAAATGGTTCAGGAAGTGCTGGACCGTGTGCTCCAGTCCTCTACCGGTGTGGAGGATTTGGAAACTGTTACCTCGCTGAACGGTGTGAAATCACTGCCCGGCGAGAAGGACGGCAAGATGGTGATCGTCCCCCTGGAACTGATAGGGAAACCTGCGAGCGATGCCGCCGCCCGTGCCGAGGCTGCCGCCAAGAAAGCGGAAGGAGCCGTAGCCGGACTGGAGGAAAAGACCCAGGCCGCCACGGAAGCCGCTACCAAGGCCAACGAAGCGGCAGCCAAGGCAGAAAATGCCGCTGCCAAGGTGGAACAGACTACGGCAGCAGCCGTCGGCGGGGCTACTGTACGCTTTTCATCATGGATGGAAACAGGCAACGTTTTACCTGACAAAAGTACCAAGCCGGGCGGCAGCGTGGTGTATGTGGCCGGTGCCGGGAAATTTGCCTACCACATGGACTCCACCCTGTACGGGGACTGGGACGTGGCGGGAGTACCCCCTGCCGGCATGTTCATGAATGCGGACCGGACAGCCATCCTGCCGGACAAGCTTTACCTGCTGGGCGATGCCGTATATACCGGAACAGAAGGCCGCCTGAGACTACTTTCCTACCGGCATGAGGTGATGAGCGGGGATGCTTACGAAGCACTGCCGGACAAGGATGAGAATACGCTGTATCTGATTTATGAGGAGGAGTGACGATGATAACCATAGGCGGTAAGGAAATAACGGCTGCGTATGTGGGAAAACGTGCCCTGTCGGCTGTCTATGCCGGGGCAAGGCTGGTATGGTCCGCAATCAGCAGCTGTTTCGGACTTGGATACTGGAAAGGCGACGAGCCGTGGAACGGGTCGGACGCATGGAACGGTAGCAGTAAAACTGATAAATGAATGATTATTATAAAAGGACAGTATTATGGCAAAAAGGAAAATAAGCGGAATCATCAATGCGACTGAACATCCGATGAATCTTGAAACACCATGGAACCAGAAACAGCCGGACGGCACCTATCATGCCTATGCCGGGGACGATGTAGAAGCGTTTCTGAAGAAGGAACTGTCAAACCGTACCCCTACCGAGGAACTGGTGAGCGGCGAGACGAAGCCCCCTACATCCGGAACGGTGTTTGATGCAATGGTGGGTACGGTGACGGACGTGGATGTGCAGGACAGCGAGGACGGCACTCAATATGTGATGACCGTGAAGCAGAAGGATAACCAGGGCGGCGAGAGCTCGAAGGAGGTGCGCTTCTCGAAGTACACCGACGACGACAAGGTGGTGTTGTACATTGACCTGACGGACAGCGGCGGCGCGGGACTTCCCTCGCAGCAGTACCTGGCACTGGGAAGCGGTTTTGTGGTGAAATACTCTGTGGGCGTGGGTACTGCCGGTGGCGGTACGGTGGACGGCTACAGCGACCTGAAAGCCCGCGTGATTGTGAAACGCGGTTCGACCGTGATCAGTGAGTTCCAGGATGCAGAGTTTGTGGGCGTGACAGCCGGACAGGCTTATACCTTTGACGCTTCGCCCTACCTGAAGGATGCCACCGCCTATACCGTGCAGGTGGAAGCGCAGGCAACCTACCAGGGCGGCACACTGATGAAGACGGCCACGGCCAAGGTGACCATGGTGGCCATGGAGCTGGAGACCAGCTACTCGGCGGGCAACGGGCTGGCCGACGGGGGATATAAAAATGACGTGAACATCCCCTTTACTGCCAAGGGCACGAGCGGGGAGAAGAACATCTACTACCGCATCAACGGCGGGCAGGCCTTTACCCTCGGTCTTTCGGCCGGCAGCGGTGTGCAGCAGAAGAACGTGACCATCCCACTGGCTCAGATGCAGGAGGGTACGAACGTGGTGGAAGCCTACGCGCAGCATGAGAACTCCGGTGTGGTGAGCCGGGTGCATTACATTACGCTGCTGAAGGCAGGAGGCGGTGTGACAGCGTATGCCGGCCTGATGTTCAGCCACCGGGCAGCGGGGTTCCAACGCGACTGGAAACATCCGGTGCTGGAGGCAGAGCAGTTCACGGCATGGAACTTCACGTATGCCGGCTATGACCGCGATGCGTACACGGCCCGTGTGAAAGTGACGGGCCAGGGCAGCGTGGTGAAGGAAGACCTGCTGCAGCGCGGTGAGACCGGCAGCTACGGACGGACGAACGTGAACGTGGAACCGCTGGACTACCGTGTGTCGTGCGGCGATGCCGTGCTTGAGGTGCAGGTGAACACCACATCGCACCCGGACATTGAAGCCACGCTGGCACCGGATGCCGTGTGTACGTTTGACGCCTTCGGGCGAAGCAACACGGAAAACAACCCGGCAAGCTGGGTGAGCGGTGACAAGCGCATGGAGTTCCGGGACGTGCTGTGGAGCGTGAACGAATATGGTGCCGGTAGCGGCTGGCACAAGGACCGCCTGCTGCTGGCCGGTGGTGCAGGTATGACCCTGACCGCTGACGGCGGGTACCGCCCCTTCAACGAGGCGGACAAACCCGAAGGCTTTGCTATTCGTGATGTGGGCATGACACTTGAGATAGAATACAGCACGGCCAACGTGACGGATACGGATGCGGAGCTGATCACCTGCCTGGGGCAGCTGGACAACGGGAACCGGTACGGGCTGATTGTGACCCCGGAAGAGGCCAAGTTCCTGACCGGAGTGGTGACCGAGGCGATGGATGCCGGACAGGTGCTGCGCTATGAGGACTCGGTGGGTACGAAGTTCCAGCCGGGCACGAACATCCGCATTACCTACGTGTTCTATCCGAACGTGCAGACCAATGAACAGCGCACGCTGATCGGTTTCTATGTGAACGGTGAAGAGTCGGCTGCTTCCAAGTGGCTCGACAAGGTGAATTTTGACATTCAGAGCCAGCTGGAATTTAAGTCGGCAGGTGCCGACCTGAACGTGAAGAGCGTGCGTATCTATAACAAGGCGCTGACCTCGGATGAGGTGCTGAACAACTACATCGTGGACCGCAACCACCTGGAGGATGCCGACGGGGAACCGGGCGTGCGCTCGCTGGATGAGGACAACCGCGTGCTGAACGAAGGAGACACGGTGAGCATGGAGAAGCTGATGGGGCTGATGAAGAAGCGCCGGAACTCGATCCTGGTACTGATAGGCACGGGCAGCGTGGGCAGTGAGGTTCCGAGCGAGAGCGACACGCTGAACGTGGTGGATGCACTGGCCCAGCTGAACGACAAGAAGGCCAATAAACTGGTAAGGGAGGTCCGTTTCTATAACGGAGAGGACAGGACGCTTGACTTTATCCTTACCAACGTATATGTCCGTATTCAGGGTACTTCTTCCGTGAACTATGCCAGAAAGAACTTCCGTTTCTACTTCCAGAAGACGGCAAGCGGCTGGACGGTTACATTGAGCTACGGGGAGATTGACGGAAACGGCAGGCAGAAGAATCCGGTGGTAACTACCGGCAAAAAAAATCTCTTCAAGTTGCGCAGGAACTCCGTAGGCGCGAAGCTGGCATGTTCCAAATGCGACTTCTCGGACTCGTCCATGACCACCAATACCGGTGGTGCGAAGCTTATCAATGACGGACTGAAAGAGATGGGGCTGCTTACGCCTGCCCAGCGTTACGCCAAAGACCACGGGCTGGAGGATGATTACCGTTCGGCCATCGACGGCCTGCCGTGCGACCTGTTCGTAGCGAAGAGTGCCGACGAAGACCTGACCTATTACGGCCAGTACAACATGAACAACGAGAAGAGCGACAGCTACCCCATCTTCGGGCAGGATGAGACCATCGGCGGCGAGAAATGGGGCGAGGGCGACACGCTGAACTATCTGGAAGCCGACGAGGAAGGACACAAGCAGTACCTGCCAATCTGCTTCGAGACGCTGAACAACTCCAATCCGCTGTGCCTGTTCCACTGGTTGCCGAGTACCGAACCGGAGCATAAGGATTTCATGGACTACAACTTTGACGGAGGACTGGAGTTCAACCATCCGAAAGATACCTTCTGGGCTGACGGAGGCGGTGATGCCGAGGAAGAACCGAATATGAAAGACCACTTGGGGCAGGGTGATGTGTACGATAAGATGTATAAGGCTACCGACCGCATGATGAGCTTCGTTTACCGCTGTGTGAAGGAAACTCCTGCCGGAAAGAGTATGACTTACAGTATGGAATCGCATGCGTTCGAGGGGGTAGATTATGAAGATGATGGCGACAAGTTCCCTACCGCTAAATGGAAGAGCGATACGTTTAAGAAAGAGGCATCGAAGTATTTCGACCTTCCCCATCTGATAGCTTACTATCTGTACGTGCAGTTTAACCTTGGTGTCGACCAGCTTGCCAAGAACATGCTTATCCGTACTTGGGACGGGGTGAAATGGTTGATTACTTATTATGACGGAGACTGCCAGTTGGGTTCAGACAACAAGTCATTCCTTACGGGAAAATATAACGATAACCGTCAGACCAAGCGCGACGGGGCTTATGTGATGCAGGGTCATAACTCGTGGCTGTGGAACCTCATCGTGGCCAATTGCTGGGACATGATTGTGGAGATTATGGTGAGCGGATGGAACGGGGGCGCAAGCTTCATGAGTGCCTTCAGTATCCAGAAAGCCATTGACCATTTCGATACCGAACAGATGAAGAAGTGGTGCTCACGCCTCTATAACAAGTCCGGAATCTTCAAATACATCTACCCGTTCCTGAACGAAATGCCGGTGGGTGCGGACGGAGCCAAACAGACCTATCCGCAAATCTACGGTCTGAAGGGTTCGTTGAAAGCACACCGGAACTACTTCATCCAACGCCGGTATGACCTGAAGCAGGTGGAGTACGGCTATGTATCCACGCTGGGTGCCCAGTTCTACCAGAGTACGGCATCGCTGGACAAGGCCTACACGCTGAAACCGATGCAGTACCGTCTGACCATTCCGTACCGTGTGCAGCTTTCCACCAGCAACGGCGTGCAGGCCGACAGCGGCGTGGTGGATGCGGACGTGCTCCACTCGTTGCAGCTGACCCGTGCCTTCGGTGAGAACGACCCGCTGAAGATTATCGGTGCAGCCAAAATCAAGGAGCTGGTATGGCACGAGGATGCGTTCGCAATCGGCTTCAACTTCGGTCTGCTGACCTCACTGGTAAAACTCGACATGAGCGTGGAGAAAGCCAGCGGTTACCGGAACGGCTCGTTCATGGCTTCGACGAACGGCATGCTGCTTTTGGAAGAAGTGAACATGCGGAACAACCGGCTGGCCCGGAACGGGGACAACGGGAATGTGGCTACTTTGGACTTGAGCTGGCAGGGCCGCCTGAAGAAACTGGACGTGAGGGGTACGGGGCTGACCCGTGTGAAACTGGCCACCGGTGCGCCCGTTGTGCAGTTATGCCTGCCGGACACGATTGAGGAACTGTTCCTGGAATATCTGACCAAGCTGTCCGATAGTGGCCTGATACTGGAAGGCATCAATAATGTGCGGGGCTACCGCTACACCAACTGCCCCGGCATCGACGGGTTCGCTATGCTGGAACGCCTGCATCAGGCCAGACTGAACGGCAGCGGCAAGCTGGAGCGCTTCGTGCTGGAGATAGACCGGGAAGACGACGGAACCCTGCTGAAGAAGTATTACGACTACGGAACGTATACGCAGACGGGTGCCGTGGATGACCGGCATTCGGGACTGAGGGGCAAGCTGACCCTGACGAAGTATCTGGCCGATGAGGAACTGGAGAAGTATGCCGCCCGTTATCCGGAACTGACCATCAAGCAGCCGCCCTATACGATGATCGAGTTTGACGACAGCGTGGCCGACGATGCCAATATTTCAAACCTGGACAACAAGACCGGATACAAGTTCGGGAATGCGTACAAAATGAGCGGGCATGTGAATGCCATCCTGTCCAAGCGCCACCGCGTATTGGCCAAGGTGACCAGGATGCCCACGAGCCGGAAGGTGGAGATAGCCGGGCAGCAGGTGGAAGTGAACAACCCGGACGGGGAGATGACCTATTTCCCCCTGCATGACGAAAGCTCGAACTTCTATGCCGATGCGGAGGACATGAACGACTGTACGGTGGCGAAGCTGGACGGCAGCGAGGGAGACTGGATGATGTATGAGCCGTTTTACTGGAGCAAAGGCATCAACGATTATTTGAACAACAAGAAGTACGCCTGCTACAGCAGTTATCCGGAGGACGAAATGCCCCCGATTCCGGACGCGACGGTACTGACACTGGATGCCATCAAGGAGACACAGGGCGGCTGGCTGGGTGAACGCAAGATCATGAGCGGCAAGCCCACGCTGATGGAATCCTATACGACGGACAAGGCTTATTCCGTGTGCAAAGTGGACGTGTCGGGTTACAGACGTGTCCGCTTCCCGAGCGTTCCAGGAACAGGGCTTATCGGCAGTGTGTTTGCTGATGCGGAGGGAAACATCCTGAAGAGTATTGTGGTGCCGACCATCGGCTTGAAATTTGAAGCCGGCATGTATCTGATAGCAGACGTTCCGGAACGTGCTACAGCCCTGCATTTCTCCATTCTGAACACGGCAGAGTTTGACTGCGTGGTACTGAGCCACAGCGACAAGATAGAGGACATGGAACCGGATTGGGTGGCCAATGAGGAACATCTGTGTGCCGTTGTGGGCAGTTCTGTAGTGGGCAGCAAGTTGCGTGCCTGCATAACCGGAGCTTCGACCACGGCAAGCATGACATGGACGGACTTCCACTATTACAGCCAGCAGCGTGGCATGCAGCAGATAGATGCCCTGATGCACAGCCGCATCGCGAACCTGAGCTATGCAAAGTACGGGCGTAGGGACATGCAGGAACAATGCGGTGCCGGTCAGCATAACAACAACCGGACAACGGGTGGAACGGCCGACCATGGAATGACAGATACCATCGGCTATGACGAGGCGTATGTCATCAACAACAAAATCACGAATTCGCTGATTGACGGCCTGGTGCATCAGTATGCCTGGTATAAGAGCCGGGACGAATACGGACAAGCGACCGTGGTGCAGGTGAACAATATCTGCTGCCTGGGCTACGAGGACATCTACGGCAACAAGTATGACATGATGGACGGCGTGGATCTGCCGAATGACAGCGGCAACCAGGGCAAATGGCGCATTTGGATGTCTGACGGCAGTATCCGTATGGTGCAGGGCAAAACGGCCAGTGACCAATGGACAACAGGTGTGGCACATGGCAAGTATATGGACCTGGTTCCGGTGGGTAATCTGAACGGATCGTCTTCTACCTACTATACCGATAAGTACTGGATAAGTACCGCCACAGTCCGTGTGGTCTATCGCGGGTACGACTATGCGAGCGCGACTGGCGGTGTATCGAATGCGAATGCGTATGTCGATGCTTCGAATGCGAGTGCGTATGTCGGCTCGCGTCTGGAAATCTAACAAATCGGCGTACAGCAGCGGGGACGTGTCCCCGAAGCGGTGCCGAGGGGAGCAAGCCACAGCAACAGCACCAGAAAAGGTGGAAAGCTGAAAAATCACGCGTCGGGTGGAGTTTGGTAGGCTGTTATCAGTT